CACAGACGCTGGAGTTTTACCATTTACTGTCTTAGTCCATGAACCCATTGCTCCTGGAACATAAACAAATTGCTTATCTGGTAATTCTGCAGCTTTTGCTTTTGATGCTTGACTTGATTGTACGGCTCTTGGTGCAGCAGGACCATTTAGATGTATTGTACTTCCGGTTTGTAAAATAGAACCAGAAGCATTAAGACCCATAGTTCCGCCCGATGACATTCGTAACGCACCACCACTCAAAATATCCACTGAAGAACTACCTGTCATTTTTAGACCAGTGGTGGATAGTAGTTCTAAATTAGATTTTGTTGATATTTTTGCAGGTGCAACTGAATAAACATCAAAATTAGAGTCGGTTGATATTTTAGTGCTGCCAGTGAACGACCCATCGAAAGAACCACTAGAAGATATTGATATGCTACCATCTGTAAAAATATCCAAATCTCCTGGACCTATTTTAATTTTAGTAGGTCCTGATACGGATAATTCTTCATAAGAATCTATAAAAGATCTTCTTCCCTTTTCAACTTTGAGGTGTGATTCTCCGTGAATTAATTGGTGATGGTTTTTGCCAACTTCTATTCTCATATCACCATTTTCCACTAATGTTTCCGAATAGCCCTTTGTTATCCACTTATTATCAAATTCACCATCTACTCTTATATCTCTATTGCCACCTATTTCATTAACAACATCCTTACCAACAACAGTATGCATTTTACCAGTTACTTCTAAATTATAATCTCCATTAACAAAGTGATTATAGTTTCCTTTTTCTTGTTTGATGTTTACATCGCCTTGGTTCATTAGAAGATTCACATCGCCTTCTTCTAATTTTACATTACAATTACCCTTTTTTATAACAAGATTGACATTTGAATTCTTACCAACTTCAATATCAAAATTTACATTTTTAGAGGGTGTGCTCTCTGTATCATCTTTATTTACTATTATTTTAAGTGCTTTATCTATTGTAACATTACAAAATCCATCTATGTGTAAATAATCATCTCTTAAAATAGAAGTATATCTATCTCTTACTACTTTTGTTACTCTATCACCATTTGGATGAAATTCTTCAAATGTTCCTGTTCTATGAAATACATCTATTCTTTCTGATCCTGGGGTATCATCAACCTCAATTACATGTCCAGATTCAGATTCATAAACTTTATTGAAAGGATAAACATCTTTGGCAGGTTCTCCTTTTACCTTACCATAAGGTGTCTCTGGCTCGCTCCATTCTCCTTGTGTTTCTATTGGTATACTCATAGGGTTTCTCTATAATATTTATTTACAATCATCGCCTTGACAGCCACAATCACCACATTCTTTATTCCTATTTACATTTTCTTGATTGTATTGATTTTTTAATTTTTCGGTAACATCTATAATAGGTACATTTTTGTTATCAATAGAAATATTGCCAACATTATCAACCACAATTGGTTTGTTATTTATTGTTGGTATACCATTTTCATTTATTTGTTGATTAATTAGTTGTGGAATATTATTTTCTGTTTGTTCAACTTGTTGTTTTATTCCGTCTTCTGCTTTATTTTTCAACTTATTCAATCTTTCTTGATCAATTCTTTCTTGATCTGTTGGTGTTGTTGTTTCCACATTAGTAGGAACATACGAACCTATAGAAGCAAGTTTAGAAGACTCATTGTTTCTTTGTTGTCTTTGTACATTAGTCTTATTAACTGTTTTTTCTGTTTGACTTTTAATTTCTTCTTTCAGCGAATTGGCAAAAGAAATTACATTATTCATATTACTTTTATATGATGATACTGTATTTGTCATGGTTAGTGGAGAATATGTACCTCGTGAACCTGTTGAAGATGCAGTTTTAGTTCCTGTTCCAAAAACAGTTGTACCATTTGCATTTGTTGGTTTATCTTTAAATTGCTTATAATTTTGTTTTAAAGATGGTTTTGATGATGAATCTACACCATTATAACCTACACCCAATCCTTTGTTTGTTCCTCTATTTGCTCCACTTTGATTTATTATACCAGTGCTAAATTTATCAAAGTTTATATCTGCAACTGGTACAGATAAATCTCTTGTTCCACCTTTTTCTCTTGATGCATTTTTGATGGAAACTGGAGTATTATCCAACCTAGAAGTATCATTTATTCCCAATATGTTTGTATCTGGGACACCTTCTTCACTTTGTGTAGAATTTGAAGAATATGCTTTTTTTGGATTTGGTGTGTTTATTTCAGAATTTTCAATCTGAGCACCGTGCGTATCACCATCTTTTCCTTTTCCATCTGGGTATTCTCTTGTTTTAAATTCATCTACTGGTGCAGAATTCAATTCACTTTGAGTTCTTAAATCTTTAAAAGCATTACCGGGGGTTTCTCCAAGTTTCTTTATAGACTTTGAGTTTAATCCTGCAATAGAACCAAGAACCATTGGTATTTGATAAGAACCAGGATCTGTAAAGAATCCAAGAACCCATGTTCCTTCTAATAAGCCCGTTGGAGTGCTCCCCTTTCCTCCTATTGCTGCAGAGGTTATTCCTTGGATTGGAGTAGCCCAAGGTAATTCTTTTGTAGGTAATATATTTTTATCATCACTGTGAAACCCAAGAATTCTTACACGAACACGACCAATCTTTAGTGGGTCTTTTCTATCTTCGACCACACCAAAAAACCATGCAAATCCATCTTTTCCTAAAAATCCATTCATATTTAACTTCCCGGTAATCTAATTCCTGGAACAGATTGTTGTACTCTTCCAACTAATTCTGGATAACATCTTGCTTCATCACACAACTGATTTACTTTTTCATTTCCGCCCAGTTCATCAACTGTAGTATTACCTTCAACTAAACTATTTAGTTTATCTGCTGCATGATCTGCAGAATCGGAATACTCAGAATCTCTTCTCAATGATAATGTAGTTCTTAAATTGAATCCTAATGTATCTCCTCTGTTTTCTACTGTGTGTTTGATTCTTGTAATTAAAAATTTACCAACAAAGAACGGATCTCTCATATCTTTTGTTCCAACAGAATCTACTTGTGGTCTACCAAAGAAAACAACATCTCCCAAACTCAAACCAACATTTCCTTTTATTTCTAAATCAATACCAAATTGATCCATTGCTTCCATAGAAGCGATTCTTTGTAAAAGCCACTTATCTACATTATTTGCAGGATTGTCTGGATTGCCAGGTTTTTCAGATTTAGAAAATAATTTTGTTGCTTTTGGATAGTACTTTAAAACTGCGTAAGGATTATTGTAAATATCATTTATAATTGAACTCGTGGGTGAAAAGTTTTTATCTACTAATTGTCTATCATATAAATGATTTTGTTTTGTAAATAATTCATCATATCTCATTTGTGTTACTGCATATTTTTTTCTTGTTATATCAAATGTTAAACATGAAGCAGCATACATTCCATTTTTTATATTATTAAGGGGTGAAAACTCTTTTGACATATGTTGTAATGCTTCAAAAGATTGTTCTTTTGTGATTTTTCCAGATACTATGGTATTATCAGGTATTGTTCTTATTGTTATACCATCATCTTCTTTTGTTCCTATTACTGGTTCTTTTGTCATGAGAGAACCTATACTAACAAAATGATGTTTATGATCTATATCCTCATAAAAAACAAAATTATGGTTTTGAGATGACCCAGAAGAACCTGAAAATGCTCTTGCTGTTAACCACATTATTGCTTTCATTGGAGATAAATTTGGTATAACAACTTTTTGTTTATTGTCCGTTTCTTCATCTATTGAAACATCCAGTGATAAAAATTCTTTTCCAATTTTTTCAACTATACTGCTTATTTTATTTTTGTAGGACTTTCCGACCTTTTTAAATTCATTTACAATCATTCCTTTTGAACAAAAATGATATGTTGTTGCTTGCTTAAATATATTTTGGGAACCATCACTCTCCAAAGGAATCATATTAACTTTGTAAATGTAATATTTTGCAAAATCTATTTTTTTATCTCTTGATACAGGAACTGTTTTGGTTGATAATGTAAATAATAATTCTTCTCCCTTACCCACAATACCGCCTCTAAAATTTTTAGTTACTCTGCTAGAAGGTACATCTACTATTGTTATGTCTCCGGTTACAAATGGATCGTATATACTTTGATATATGTTTACAGAAGTTACAACCGGAGTAATATCAACGGAAACATCTTCTGATTTTATTACTATACTACTAATATTTTCTAAATTAATCATATTAACGAGCCATTATAACGGAATATTGTTGTTCAATTCTTCTAGCAATTTCTGGAATCGGTATATAAATTAATCTTTTATTATCATTTAATGTAACTTCATAATCATAGTTTGTTACAACATTATTACTAACTCCATTTATATACCCCTGCAAATACCCCAACAAAGGATCAATATAAATGTTATTACTAGTTTCAAAGTGATGTAAAGCATCTTGTTCGTATTGAACTACTCTACCTATTTTTGCCAGTACAGCACTTTGTCCTAAAAATGAAATATTATTGTTTATATTAAAACTACCTTTTTTAAGTTTTATCGTTAATTTACTTAAAGAAGCATTCCAATTTACTATTTCTGCTTGTGTATTTGAATTATTTGTTATAGTGATGGTATCTCCTTTTTTAATGTCATAATTTGTTATACTATCTAATTTTAAAAACAAAGAAGATAAACCGGAATATTTGTTTTTAATCATACTATCGAAAGCAATTGATGAAAGTGGCCAATCTGTATAAACACTTTTCATTCCATTTAATAACATAATTATCCAAGAGTAAGATTGTTTATCATATACTCTTTTAGCAACAGATTCTGGAGTATCTCCCTCTCTTATACTGTATTGAAATGAATATTGATTATCTTTGTAAAACTCATAATTACCAAGAGATGCTAAAATATCTGTAACTTGAATAGTGTTACCATTTTTATCTTGTTGTGTGATGTATGGATGTTTAGTAAAGAACATTTTATTCCTCTACGAAATTACTTGGTGGTGGTGGTGCTTGTATTGGTCTTTCTAGATAATATGGGACTTCTGGCGGTTCTCTATTTAAAAGAGGAGGAGGATCTGGATCGTATTTTTGTTTTGGTTGTTCATAAACAACACCTTCTGATAACATTCTATAATAAGCAAACGAAACTGATTGCTTAACATAATTACCATCCGCTTCCCAAGAGTAATCAATAGAACCAATATTAGTAGGATAAACACCTATAAATTGAGTATTATATATTTTATTATTTGTATTGTCTATTTGAGTTAGAACTATCAATGATGTATTTGTATAATTATCATAATATTCTACTCCATTGTTAACATCAAATATGTACTCCTGCCAGTTTAGAAAGAATTTTCTTTCTCTGAATCCTTGAGACATTCTAAAGGTCAATGTTAATTCATTTCCATAGTCTATTGTATACGGCAATTTCAAAACTGGTAAATTGTTCAATTTGAAATCTGTAGTGAAAAGAGTTTGGTTTGGTAAATTTGCAGATTCACACACAAATTTAAAGCCACTCCTGTCTGCCAGTTCAGATAGAGTATTATTTGGTAATAATGGAGGAAAAACCGTAACAAAAAATCTATTTGTTCTATAATGAATACCAGAATCTACTAAAAAATTTGCAAATTCAGTTGCTCCATCCCCAGTAATAGGAGAAAATGACGATATTGCATCTGATTCTCTTAAAGAACCAGCAGAAATTCTATCAGAAAGTCCTTGAAATGTTGTTAAGTTGTTTATTGCTGCTAATGGTCCAAAAAATTGACTCATTTAATTTATTCCTAGTGTTTTTTCAGTTATTATTTTAAATTCCCAGTTTTGTTTTTTAGCAAATTGTGTTGCTGCTTCCCATTTTGAATTATTTATTAACCAAGTTTTACTTTCTTTCAAAAAAGTCCTTTGCTTTTTGTTATCTGATTGCTTAGGTTTTACACATTGTCTAGATGGCTTTATTTCAACCAAATATACCTTGGTTTCACCTGTCTTTTCCTTTACTTCTATAACAAAATCAACAAAATACCTATGAACCCTATTATCTAGGGGAGACATATATGGTATTGCCAGTTCTTCTGATGACCATTTTAGTATATTATCATTTCTATCACAAAAAAGCATAAACCTTCTCTCCAAAAGAGATCTGTAAACTATGTTGTTTGGGTTACCAACATACTTTTGTGGGTTTTCTGGTTTATATTTTCCCTTATATGGCATATAAATAAAAAGAAAGGAATACTATACTATTTATCTACTAAAATGGCAGAATTAAACAATCAAAACATAGCAAATTACTCACAACTTTCAGGAAGTCCTGCTGCTCCTATTCCAGATTTGAACAATGTCCCCCCCAATTACGAAAGTTTAATTGGAGATAATCTGTCTGCAGCAGACAGAGAAAAGTCTTTAACCACTAAAGAGGCTTTAACTGCAATAGAAAATAAGGCTAAAGCACTTGAACAAAAATTACCAGAATTGGATACAAACACCATAAAACAACTATCCTTTAGTGGTGATATATCAAAATTGAGGGACTGTATGGTAATAGTTCTCCATTCACCATCCAGCAACGAAAATCCAAATTTGGCTAATTCTCCAGTAAAAACTAATCAAGTAATAGCAGAAGGAGCAACTGAACTTGCAAGTGGAGCAAGAACGAGTTTGGAAAAAACAGATTTAGGAAGTTTATCAAAATATAGAGATGATACATTTTCAGCAATTGATAAATTTCTTGATACAAAAGAATTTACAAATGACGAAATAGAAACGCTGAATCAAGATTTTTATAATGAAGGAACAGAAAGAAAAAAGAAAAAAACTATTTTTCTACCATTACCGAAACAAATAATAGATAGTCATGCCCATGAAGTAGATGGTTTTAGTAACAACCCAATACAATTAATAGCAGGATTGGCAATTAATGGATTGAACGCTGTAGGAAAAGCATTAGGTGCAGGATCACCAGGCTCTAATGGTGGAACTGGAAAAGTACAAGCACCCGGAGTTGGTCAATATATTTTTAATAATTTACAATTAGCCACAAGAAAGGCATTTAATCCAGCAGTCGAAACTCTCTATCGCTCACCAGTTTTAAGAAATTGGCAATGGAACATTGAATACAGTCCATCAAGTAAAAAAGAGGCAGATGCATTTATTGAAATTGTAGAAACATTAAAACAACACTCATATCCGACTCAAGACCTTGGTGGTATTTTATATACTTTTCCCGGAACAGTAGATTTCTATTTTAGAATAAATGGAGAAAGGTCTAAAGTTCTACCACAAAGTTTACAAAAATGTTTCTTAAAATCTGTTCAAATTGATTATACTCAACAAGGATTTTATGCACACTTCAAAGATGGAAATCCTGTTACTGTGGTTCTTACATTAGATATTTCAGAAACAAGACTTCTTAGTAGATCTGATGTTAGTGGATCATATTCAGAATCACAAATAGATGAATATGTTGCAAAGTATGATGAAAATGATTAATATAATTAATGGAGATTAAAAATGATTGATTTAAAAAATTTAGTATCTTTACCAACTTATACAACAAAAATACCATCAACGGGTGAAGAAGTTTCATTTAGACCCTTTGTTGTCAAAGAGGAAAAAATATTATTGATTGCATTAGAATCCAAAGATACAAAACAAATATTAAATGCAATAAAAACTGTTATGGAATCATGTTATCATGAAAAAATTAATATTGATAACATGCCATATTATGATGTAGAATATCTTTTTATACAATTAAGAATGAAGTCTATGGGTGAAGTTGTGGAAATTATTGTTAAAGATCCAAAAACAAAAGAAAAATTTGAGACAGAAATGAAATTAGAAAATATCAAGGTAGTTAATCTTGATTTAAATAAAGATAAATTTAATATAAAGTTAAATGATAACTTGGGCGTAATAATGAGATATCCATCTCTGAATGAATTTACTTTTTTAGCAGATGAAAATACACCAAAGACTGAAATTATATTTAATTTTTTAGAAAAATCAATAGAAAAAGTATATACTAAAGATAAAGTTATAGAAACAAAAGAAATGAAACAAGAAGAAGTAAAATCATTTTTAGAAAACTTACCGAAAGATATGTTTACTAAATTGTCTAAGTTTTTTGATTCTATGCCAATTGTTATTTACGAAGATGAATATGTTTCACCATCAGGAAATACAATACCAATATTTGTTAAGGATTTTACAAATTTTTTCGTCTAATGCTCTCGGTTGAAAGTTTAAAAATATTATATGAAACTAACTACGCATTGATCGAGAGCCAAATATTTGATATGAATTCACTAGAAAACATGTTACCTTGGGAAAGAAGAGTTTATATAGGATTACACATTAAATCTATTCAAGAAAAGAAAGAAAGAATAGATCAAGCACGAAAGAAAAGCAAAGTAAGAGGTTGATATAAATGCCAGAAGATAAAGATCAAATTCTTAATGATATTTTTAAAAAGGTCAACGAGGTATCATCAACCGTTGAATCTTTATTGTCTATTCAGAAAAAAGAAAGTAAAGAACAATCAGAAACCGTTGCTTTGCAAGAAGAAGAACAGCGAGAAAATTCATTACTAGTTGAAAATGAAAAACAAAATAGAATAAAAACAACAAAACTTTTAGAAGAAATAAGAGATAAACAATTTTTCTCAGAATCCGGCGGTGGTGGTCTTGCTGGTTTATTAGAATTGTCTAAGTTTGTCGGTCCACTTTTAGTAGCAGCAATTCCTTTCATATTAAAATCTTTATTGGTTGCTGGCACATCAGCAGTATTTTATAAAATAGGAGATATGATATATGAAAACGCTATAGGTCCTTGGTTAGATCCTTTGTTAAATAAATTTGATAATGATAGAAGACAAAGTATGAATTTAGATGTATTTGGTAGTAAACAGCAAACACTAGATACAGGTGAAGCACTTTTTACAGAAAAAGAAACTGGTAAAATAGTAACAGAAAGTCAAGCAAAAGGCGTTGCCGAAAGCAAAGGTCTTAGTTTACAACAAGCAGAAGAACAGGGAGTAGTTAATAAAAGAACAGTGATGGTGTCACCTGAAACTGGTAGACAACAATTACCAGGAAAAGAATTTGCACCACAAATAACTTCACAGGAATTAGAACAATTAAATGAATCAAAACAAATAGAAAAAAGAAAACAAACACAAGAACCAAAATCTGTAGAAGATTTAAATGTGCAAGAAGCACAAAATATAATAAGACCATTAGAACGATCTAAAGAAATGATTGATCAAGTGGTTCCAAATATGAGTAAAGAATACACATCTGTTGATTCTGCTAGAAAAGATATGAATCAAATAAATGGTGCAATAGAATCATTGGTTCAATATGTAAATAGAAGAGAAATAGAAGAAAAGGAATACAAACAAAAAAATGGTGAAGATAGTATGTATTATCCAATGTCTATTGTTAGAAAATGGCTATCAAACAATCCATTAATACGAGAATTATCATTTGCAACTGGAGCTATGGGTAGTGATATTGCTTTAATGGAAAATGTTAAACCCCTGTATGCTGTAGAATTTGATACATTTTTTGGTTTTGGTGAAACCAATAAAATTGCATTTGAACAACAAATTGATGGAAGAGATTATACTGTAGAGGAATTGCAAAAATATGCAAAAGAGAGATGGGGTTCTCTTCAGTTTGGTGGTAATTCAACATTAGAAGATTATGCTCAAATAGTAAAACAATTTAAACAAACACCAAAATATAAAAATGAAGGCATCATTGAAGGAAGTAGATTTGGTAAAAAAATTATTGCTGGTGAAAACTATACATCAGAAGCGGTTGTATCTACAAAATCAAATACTGTGACTGAAAGTATTGGAAATAATTTATATAATATCATGAAAGAAAAAGCAGTTGAAGATGTTTATCCTACACAGAGAGAATCATCACTTCTTTCACAATCATCAGATCCAACAAAACCAAATACAGTAACAGAAAGTATTGGAAATAATTTATATAAAGTTATAAAACAAAATGCAGCAAACGATATCACATCAACACAAAGACAAACAATGATTTTGAGTGCTGCATTAACAAATACTGCTCAACAATACAATGATGCTTACAAAATTGCACCAATGAATCAAGGTGGTCAAACCGTCATAAACAATTTTATGGGAAATAATGTAGGAAATCGAACACCTTCTCCGAATTCTCATTATAACATTTCTGGTTTAGACACAAATAATACAGAGACTGTTTTGCAAAAAGTTTATATGGATGCATATAAAGCAGCACTTCTATAAAA